AGCAGCAACCCTTTGCTGAATCATGTTGTTCATTTCTTAAATCTCCTTCTGTAAAGTGGTTCAACATACGGCTTTTCAGACTCGTTGGCTTGACGCTCAACTTCATCCTCAAGCTCCTTAAATTCTCTGACATCGTCGCAGATTTTGGCATAAGCTAAATAACAAATTGCCATGATTAATGCGATTGGTAAAACTAATATAACTGGTACTTCCATGCTTCAAATATAAACTTTCTTTTTAATTTGACAAAATATTTTGCAATAATTCCCAAGCATTCTGTAATTTCTCATTAAGTTCGTACTCAACCTCGTGACGTTCAATCTCTGCAATGTGCAACTGCTTTGCTTCTGGCATTCGTGGATCATACGAAACAAAATATCCATAGTCCAAGTTGGCGGTAATCATGCCGAGTTGCATCTGCCAATAATACTCTGGGTGTATTTGCTTAAGGCTATCCGCATCGTAGATGTTGAAGTTCTTTAAATGGATACCGCTATTGTACGGGCATTTTATTTCAAGGATTGCATCTTCACTCAAGCCGTCAGGTGAATAACCACTGTACTCTCCATAGGGAATAAATACGTAGGTTTCTCCTCCGTAGTATGTCCACTCTTGAAAGTTTTGCTGATTGAAATAGTAAAAGGCATCCGCTTCATTTGTTATACCCCATTCCAAAGCATCTCCATAAACAGGCTTACTTTGCCCAGTCAATATCTCAGCAGCTCGTTCATAGATAAATGTTTCTGCTGTTTTAGATAGGGGAGAACCTGATCGGCTGCTCCCCATTAACTTGTGTACTACTGAAGCCGTAAAACGATTGGCTCTTGCTTTAAGCCATTCCTCTTGACTTTGCGTCATCGTAATTTGAAGCCGTTCTGCATTAGTCATTTCGTTGCTGTCAGCACCTCCTCATGCTTTTTAGAGATAACAAACTTATCCTTGATGTCTTGGATGTTGCCACCGTTCTGGATGTGTTTTAAAGCTTTCTGCCACATTGGATGTTGTGGAGTGATGGTTTCCTTGACTGTTTTAACTTGATGCCCACTTGCAGAGTTGCCGTCATCATCTGCCTGGTTTAAGTTGAAGATAGATGCAAGGGCATAACGACGAGCATACGTCAAAGCAGAACCATACTGCTGTGGATTGTTTGCATCTCGCATTCTTAAGAGCTGTTCAGATTGCATCCATTCGCCACTCTCTACGTGATAAATCTTCGTTACCAATACGTCATCGTGTGGGTGCTGTGTAATCAAAAGCCCTAACTCTTGACATACCGGGTTGATGGTTGTTAGGATACTGGACAAATCCGCATAGCTAGAGTGAAAGTGGTCATTCTTGGCTGTCTTCTTTACAGCATTGACTTTACCTTGGAACTCAAATAGAGCTTTCACAAGGTTGTTTGTTTCATTACTTGTTTTCATTTTCTATTAGTTTAATCCTTGTTGGTTTCAAATCGTGATAATACATGAGGTCATTAATAACATCATGACGCTCAATGTCGTTGTAAATTCTGAAGTCAGTTTTGTAGGATGCTCCTTCCTCGTCAACTACTCTGAAGATATTGTCAGAATACTCGTCACGGTAGTGATCCATAATCATAGACTCAACTTCCTCACGGTCAAAGAACAGAGTCACAAAATACTGTTCAACCTCTATCTCGTGGTCGTGTACTAACATAGTGATCATTGCTGCACCTCCTCATTTTCGATGTCTTCAAGAGCAGCCTTTAAAACTAAAAGGGCTTTGTCTGAAATGACGTTACCTTCAATGTACTTTTTAACGGTGGGCATAGATACCCCCGTTTCCTCACTGACACGCTTGATGATGCCGTGGCGTTTCTTAAGCTTGATTAGCTTTACAATTTCTTGTATTTCCATACGGCAAATATAAAAATATTTTACCGAATGAAAAAACTTTTTTAATTATGGACTGCCTAAAGTGTCGGCAATATACCTTCCAATCCTCTGAGCGAGGGTTTGGGTAGTGACTTGTTTCAACGATGGTGTCACGAATGGTTGAGCCTTTGTTCCCTTCTGTCCAATCTTACGAGCGATAACATAAGCAAGTGACTTTGTGGCGGCTATCTTATCAGGTGACTGTTGAATTTTATCTTGCATAGGTCGTTTGTACCTAATCCACTCGTAAATGTTTTTAATCGGTGGCATCTTACCCGCTCTCCTGCCATCTTCTACATATTGCCAATAATCCTCCATCAGAACAGTCAAACGATATCCGCTTTGCGTTCCTTTGATTTGTGGCTCAATAGACTGAGATAATGAACTTGAAGCGTTTGTCTTGTTAGTCCTTAATCGGTTCTGCATCTGAGCGATTAACTCATTGCCCCAATTTTGAACAATACGCAAAATGCCGTCATCTGCTGACGGGTTAAAATCTGAATACTCTTTTCCTATGTTCTCAAGAGAATCAGCCATTCAATTTACTTAATGCGTATTTGTGAAAATCTTTCAATCTGCTGATCCATCCACGACCAAAATGCTTGAATGAATCAAGCCCTCTCAAGAAGTTTACTCTGTGGTCGTATGACTTTAAGTAAATATAGTCCTCTCCTTTCATGATTATTAGGCGATTTAAGGCACTTAAAGTCTGCTTACCCACCTTCCCATCCACTGCGATGTTAAAACCCTCTGATACGATAAATTTCTGTAACTGCTTGGCTGCTCCATAAACACCAGAACCCCAAGCGAAATCAGCCCAAAACTCAGCGATAAGGTCTGATTCAATATCGTCTGCCTTTATGCCTTCCCAGTAGAGCTTGTAGATTGACTTCCAATCGTCATGACTCATCTCATAAAAACGCTTTATTGATTCTTCTGAATCTCCGTGTTGAGCTTTCCAAGCCGCCCACGTAATGCCTTTATTGGTATGAACACCTGAGCCATCAGGCACACAGTTTGATGATGCACTATCTTTTGAGTGCTTAGAAAGTCCGCCCTCCCAGCGGAGGATATAGTCAATATTTGCATTGTTTATGTCACCCATGATCTTGTATTTCTTTTTGTAAACGCTTGAGATACCACTCTGCTTTTTGCAGGTCTTCCATTCCGTTCTTACGATTATACCGCCACATATACTTAAGAGAATTGCCCCGTAAATAACCTTTAAATTCTTCATAACTCATTTGTGCTTTAATACATTCTATACATTCAATCTCCCCTGCATAGTGGGTAGGATTGTTCACGTTGTCAGCCATATATATCTAAACTCTTCGTATGGCAAATCTATATAAAAAGAATGAGAACCCTCACAAAACACTTGAGTCATCTCGTAAAATTGTGACGCTCCAACTACTTTTGTCAAGTCCAAAATACCCTGTTCTACAATCTCAACCTCTTGAGCTTCTGTTTCCAATCCTATCTGTTCGTAAATTGGATCAATCATGTCCTCGCGAAATATGTAATTCACCTCTATCTTCATCTTATCTTGTATGTAAAAGCGTTTACTTTATTTTCTTCCGTTCCGTCTTTTCTTATTCTCTCTGGGTGTAACTCTAACCATCTACCGCCTAAAGGCTTTGGACTTGCTCCACGTTCAACATGCCATCCTCCTTTGCCTCCGTTGTATTCTTCCTTATAGGTTGCAGTACGAACCATCAGGATGTCTTTAAGTTTTACCTTGCTTTGTGTGAGCCTTTCAACTGTGTACGTAAGTTCATGGTCTTCGTGTACGTGACCCATCCAAATCATATCAGCACCCTCTACAAAAGTCTGCATTCGGTTAAATTGAATTGTTCCCTTTGTCACTGGTCCGCCTCCACCTGAGCCGTGGAAATACTTGATGTTAAAATTCACCTTACTGTTGCTATTCTCACGAGCAAAGTTGTACACTATCCAACCTCCATACCCTCCAACCTCAACATTGGTATCATTGGTTGAGTTTAGCCCATATACAAAGCGTTCAATCACATCTGTTTCCTGTCGCTTCAAGATGTTGGTTTCATGGTTGCCATAACCTACTACCTTGATAAGGTGAGCATAAGGACTAAACCACTTGACCGCATCATTAACAACGGCATCTAAATAATTTGCCTTGTTGTGTTCTGGTCGGATGTCGCTTTTGTTCTTACGAGGGTCATACGCCCCCTGCATTAAGCAAAATGTGTCACCATTAAGCAATATGTCCGCCCCGATTTCTTTGGCTTTTTCGAGATGGTTTCGCAATAGGTCACGGTCACACTTTGGATTGTCCCAATGGGCATCACTGATGAGTAATACTTTTTTAGGTGCGAATGTGTTTCTGAGGATGTGTACATTTGTTTTCATAGTATTAAAGCCAATACAAGCAAAGCAAACTGAACAGCGTTTATTTTTTGTAGTGTTTTGTTCTTGCTTTTCACATGGCTAATGGTTTTTTCTTGGGTAGATATGATTGCAGCCTGATTCATTATCTGTGTTGAATCTTGCTTGGCTAACTTGATATAAAGCTCTTGCTTCTTTCTGCACTCATGCAGTTCAATCAATCGCTTGTTAATCTCTCTTATCGTGCTGTCTGAGAATTGAGAGGATGCTCTCTGTGGTGTTAGCACTACTAATGCTATCAGAGTAAATGTTGCGGAGCGAATCAATTTCTTTGTCAACTGCATAGATTTCTCTAATTATAATGACTCTACTCGTATCACGTTGGTATGTCGCAGTAGGACTCGAGGTAGGGCGTGTTAATAGTAAAGCTAATACCATGCCCAGCAACAACGTCAGTACGGGAGTCAAAAAAGGGTTCAGCGTTTCCGCTAACCACGATCTCAAAGTCTGCATCAGTTACGTTTCTTTTTAATAGTGTTACAATGTCGATGATTATTCCTGCCGTGTCAGATAGCACTTCAATTGTGTTAGAGCTGCTTTCAAATTGGCGATCCATTACAAGCATAGAGAAGTCATAGTTGACCGCCTTCTGCTCAGTGTTAAACGTGAAGCCATTTGGAACTAACCACACAAGAGGATAGTATTTAACTTCATCAACTGCGAAGTCAAACTCAGCCCCTACTGCGAACTTTCCCACCATTTTGTGGCTTTCCGCTTGGGTTTTTATCTTTTCGATGATTTGGTTGAGCGTCATACTTTTTTAATTTGGCTTCGTTTTTCAATCGCCATTTATTTTTTGTAGTCATCAGGGAAGTCATAATTGTAGAAGCAGTCATCATCCGTACCCGGTAGATACATGCCTCCGAAATAAGCCGTGTTCTGTGGGCGTATTACATCAAAGCCCGTACCAGGATTCAAATACTTCGGGTAGATAGTTGGATTCTCCTTGAGGAAATCTCTCAATCGCTCCGCATAGTATTCAGCCTTATCTCTGTAACGTTGCTCTATCTGAGTCAATTCTCCTGTTGTGATAGGTGTTGCGTTTTCAGAGTTGCGAGATGATACTGACTTGTTCATAAACTTAAAGGTCATCGGCAACATTGACTCCGTAAGGCTGTAATACTTCAAACAAGGTGCAATGTAACTATCAAGTAAAGTGGTGTTATCGCTTGTTAGTGTACCGTTATAAGCCTGATCTTGCAGCTCATCGTATATACCCGACCCGATCACATCTCTAATGTAAATCTCTTGAGCCTCCTTTATTGCCGCTTTTAAAAGCTTTGGATCAACATTTTCGTTGATGGGTGAGTTGTCCTGTAAATAGGTCGTGCTGATAAAATATACAAAGTTAGCCATTGATTCTTCTTCTTAATAGTTGTGGTTGCCAAATGTGACGGCAATAAGGAACGTGAGTAGTTGTGCCTTTAATGGTCATCCATCCGCCTCGTCTTTTCCAAGCTGAATATCCTGGATCATTGTACTCTCGTGCAAGTATCACAGAAATTTGGTCTATTTCTTCTCTTGTATAAACTCGGTTGAGTCTAATCATCCTCTGACAGAAATCTCTTGATGTAGGCAACAAATCTCCTCCGCTTATACCTGGAGCTTTCTCGTAAGTGTAACGAGTCACAATCTCTGTTCCAACATTGCTATTTTCAAGAGTGGTTGTTCCCTCAGGTGTGATTCTGAAACCATCCTCGACAGATTCAATCAAGCCTCTCTGTGCCATATCATCAACCTCTCGCATTATCTCCTCCACAGGCTTCTGAATGTTGTTAGAGAGCGTTTCTAAGGTGATACCCTCGTTACTATACAACCACTGCAAAATCATTGCTTGTAGAGCATCTCCGAACTCCAAGGGTACAGCCTCAAAATTGTCAGCATCTTCACCGAACTCAGCAAACACTTTTAAATCTTTTTCATCATCCCATCCGAAAGGATTCTCACAAGATTCACATTTTACCTCTTTCGACATTGTGGTGGTTGCTGACATACCTAACTCGATACGAGCCTCATCTCTGTCGATGATGCCTTTCTCAAATAATTGAACGTAGTCAAGTCCTATCGGTGGCTTGTTCTTAGTTTTGAGCTTTACAGGTGTGATGTATTTGAAGATAGAACTCAAGGCTCTATCCATCTGTGTTTGTCTTGGCTCAATGTAGGAAGTTTGGAACGCCTCAAACGCTTCAATCAACTCGTTACGCCCTCCAAGTTGCCCCTCTGTCTTGATACCGAAAAGCATCGGAGAAGTAACTCGGTGAGCCATCAAAATCTCCTCTTGTACGGTGTTGTTAAGGATATCAAACTGTTTATCAAAGTCAGAAGGTGCAAGGTTGTTAACTACTGAAGGAGTTTCATTCGGATCGTTGAACTGAATGATAATACTTCCAGCGTTATCTGTTCCGCTAAAGTTGTCTTTAAAT